AGTAATATGTCAGATAGTGAAATTGATAAGTTTTTTTATGAACAAGAAACTTATAAAAAATGGAAAGAAAACCTATCTGAGGAAGATAAAGAAATAATAAATTATTATACAATGTCTGAACATATGCCTATTAATAATATTTCAAGAAGGGGATATGACAAATACATTACTGATGCTATGGAAAGTTTTAATAATGATCCTGAAGAATTATATTGGGTAAAATTAAGAGCTGATGAATATTTTGAAAAAGGAAATAAACTTGAAAAAGCATTACAAGGATATGAAACGGAGAAAGCTTTTATAACTTATAGAGGAACAACTGGAAAACCTGAATATTTTAAAGATTTAATATTAGGAAAAGAAGTGATTTTAGATAAAGGGTTTTTATCTACTTCTTTAATAGAAGAAGTAACAGAAGATTTTATAGAAGGATATAATGTTTATAAATTTGAAATAACTGTTCCAAAAGGATATACAAATGGAGCTTTTATTAAAGAATTTTCAGACATACAGGAAGAACAAGAATTTTTATTTCAAAGAAGTTCAAAATTTAAAGTTTTAGAGATTAATGATTCTGATGGTGTACGAAATGTTAAATTGGAGGCTATAAATGATAAAAGATAAATACTTAGAACCTTTTTATAAAAAAAATATAAATTTAGATATTTATATTGAAAAGAATATAAAGGTTGAGGATATTATAAGTTTTTTAAAAAAAATGGATGAAGAAGATATAAAAAAAATCGGAAATTCTATTGCTTTTTTATACCCAAAAGAAATAATGTATCAATTCACGGATGATAAATATGCTGTTAAGACATTTGCTAATGTGTTTAGAGCTGATTATAAACTAAAAGATGATTATAATTTAACTGTAAAGCATATTGGATTAGCATTAATTAAAAATTTACAAAAAAACAATAATTTAACTCCAAAAGAGTTTATTAAAAAAAACAATTTATAATAGATATAAAGACACTGTAAAAGGTGTCTTTTTTAGTACGTTATTTTCAAAAATATCGTACTTAATACACAGTTAGTAAGCTATTTTTGAAAATAACGTACTAACATAACCTTAGGACACGACCTGAGTAAGTCTTTAAACTGCTTTTTTATTATGTAAAAAATTCAGTTAGCTTACGACTGTATAATGATAAGCACTCACGAGAAGCAACCTCGTAAAAAGCGTAGAGAGAAAGGGAAAAATGAATAGAACGTTTTTAAAAGGTTTAGGATTAGAACAAGAAGCCATTGACTCAATAATGGCAGAATATGGAAGAAATATTGAGAGTCTAAATACTCAAATAGCAGACCTTACAGCAGAAAATAAAACGGCTTCTGAAAAGCTAAAAGCTTTTGATGGTGTTGATGTTGATGAGTTAAAAAACACAATACAAACTGTTACAAATGACTATGAAGGTAGAATTAAAAATATGACTCTAGATAGTGCAATAGAAAAAGCACTAAGTAAAGCTAATGCTAAACATTCAAGTCTTTTATCTGCAAAGTTTGATAAAAGCAAATTAACAATTGAGAAAGATGGAACGATTAAAGGATTAGATGAACAGCTTGCAAGCATTAAAGAAAATTATAATGATCTATTTGTTCCAGAAGCTCAAGGACAAAATCCGGCTAACCCAGACGGAGGAAATTCAAATAGTTTCGATTTTGGGTTTACAGGTGTTAGAGGAACACAAGAATAAAAAATGAAAAGGAGAATTAAATTATGGCAGCAGTAAATTATGCAGAACAATACGGAAAGGCTTTAGCTCAAGCTTTCCCAAATGTATTACACTTTGGAGCTTTATATAACACACCAAACAACTCAACTTATAAAGTTGTGGATGCAAAAACTATTAAAATTCCTGTAATTACTACAAAAGGAAGAAAAGCAGGTAATAGAGACACAATTTCAGGATTTACAAGAAATCACGACAATGATTGGGAAGTAAAAACACTTACTAATCATAGAGAATGGGAAACAATGATACATCCTCAAGATGTTAATCAATCTACTATTATGTCTATTCAAAATGCTACAAAAGTATTTAACGAAGAACAAAAATTCCCTGAAATGGACTGTTATGCTGTTTCTAAAATTCACGAATTAAAATTAGCATTAGAAAGCAGTTCTGATGATAAAACAGCTTTAACAGTAGATAATGTATTAGAAGTTGTTGATAAATTCATGGAACAAATGGATGAAGCGAATGTACCAGCAACAGGAAGAATCTTATATGTTACACCAACAGTTAAGAAACTAATTAAAAATGCTAAATCTATTATGAGAACTGTTGAATTAAATGGTAATACAGGAGTTATTAGTAGAGAGGTCTCAAGAATAGATGAGTTGACTATTGAATCTGTTCCATCAGCTTTAATGAAAACAGCTTATAACTTTGATGAAGGAGCTAAACCGGGAGTAACAGCAAAACAAATTAATATGTTTATGATTCATCCTTATGCGGTTTTAACTCCAGTATCTTATGCTTTTGCACAATTAGAAGAGCCTTCTGCTCACTCAAAAGGTAAATACTTGTACTTTGAAGAATCTTTTGAAGATGTATTCATCTTGAACAAGAGAAGCAAAGCTATAGCGTTTAACGTACAAGCTTAGGAGGTATTTTATGAGTAAAATTTTAATGGTAAAAGGTAATACTGAAACTTATGTTGATGAGTTATTGGTAGAAGAAATGGAAGAAAAAGGCTTTGAAGTTTTTGAAGATAAACCTGTAAAGGCAACTAAAGAACCTAAAGAACCTAAAGAACCTAAAGAACCTAAAGAACCTAAAGAACCTAAAGAACCTAAAGAAAAAGATAAATAGGAGATAGAAATGCTTGATAAAGACAAAGTAATTGAGGAAATGAAAAAAAGACCAGGAATGGAGTTAGCAGATTTAGAAAGTCTTTATCAAGACTCCATTTCTGATATTATGGACTTTACCCACCGAACAGAGGAAGAGTTAAACAAATTAAATATTGAGTCTATAATTAAAGATTTAATGGCTTTTAGATTTAATACTCTAGGGGTTGAGGGTCTAACAAATGAAAGTAATTCAGGGGTATCTACAGGATATTGTGTGGATATTCCTGAGCGAATTAAAAGAAAGCTCAGAAGCTATAGGAGACTTAACTATGAGCATAAACAGTAGAATGGTATCAACTAAAGTCTTTGAACTTAAAGAAACAGAATCTCCCTCAGGCGCTAAAAAATTGAGCTGGATTGAACGAAAAGATAAAATTAATGTTAGTATATACCAAGCTAGTCAATTTGTTAGTAAAGATAAATATAGACATACAGAGACTACTCATAATGCGGTTACTTATGCTAAATTTTTAAAAGCAAATAAATTTAGACTTGTACAAGACAATAAAAAGTATGAGGTGTTAGATGTAGATAATTCTAACAGGCTGGCTCAAGTATCGCTTAAGGAAGTGGAAATATGGTAGATATTAAAATTAATACATCAGATGTGAAAGGTGGCTTTGATAAAGCTTGCACTGAACTTGAAGATATATTATTCGGAAAAGTTCAGATTGCCGGAGAGTATTTAAAAGGAAAGACAGTTGAAGAGGCACCATCTGATACAGGAAGACTAAGGGCTTCTATCTTTAGTCGAGCTTCAAAGAAAAAAGGAGAGTTAAAAGCAGTTGTTGGTAGTAACTTAGAGTATGCGCCTTACGTTCATCAAGGAACAGGGATCTATGCTAAAGGAGGAAATGGAAGAAAATCATCCTGGAAAGTATCAACAATATATAAAGGGAAAAAAGTTTTTTTTGTAACTAAGGGACAAAAACCTAATCCGTTCTTACTTAGAGCTAAAGAAAAAGGATTAGGCGATATAAAAAGATTATTGGGGGTGGATTAATATGTTAAGTCATGTAATTAAAAAACTCCTCGACAAAGCCACAGGATTAAAATTTAGCCCTGTTATAGGGATGAGTGAACAAGAACCTATCTGTAGTTATAATCTGACTGAAAATACGCATGAGGAGCTTAATGAAGCTACTTTAGAAGTTCGTATATATGGAAGTGATTATGATGAGATAGAGACTTTAAGAGAAAAAGTAAAAGAAAATATATGTAGTAAAGAAACTGAGTCAAACATAGTAATAGATAACTACTCTTTAAGAATAAAGCCTAGTGGAGGTGGAATTTTAAGAGATGATAATTATTTTGATAGTACTCAGTTTTTTATTGTTAAATTTTATAGAAGGAGAAAAAATAATGAAAGATGAAATCATATTTGGAGCAGGTGAAGTATATGTTACTGAGTTTACTGGAAATGCAGTTCCTGCGCATACAGAAATTGAAAAAGCTGAAAACAATGTAGGACATTGTCAAGGCGGTTTTACAGTAGAATACAAGCCTGAAACTTATGACGTAAAAAATCAATATGGAAAAATAGTTAGAAGATTTTTAAAAGGTGAAGAAATCTCAGCAAAAACCGGTGTATTGTCTTGGGACTTAAAGAGATTAGCACAACTTTCTGCAGCAAAATTTACAGAAGATGCAGTGAAGAAAATTAAAAAGCTTACTTTTGGTGGAAGCAACAAATCATACAAAACAGTATTATTAAGATTTGTACACGAAAAAGAAGATGGAAAGAAACTCCGTTTCACAATGATAGGTCAAGCTGGTAATGGTTTTAGTATTGAGTTTGCTGATAAAGAGCTTGTTATTGATGCTGAAATTTCAGCAATAGAAAAAGTTAAAGATTTCTTGGCTGAAATTGAAGAAGAGGTGGCATAAAATGGATAAATTAATAGATTTAAACGAATTAATGAATCGTAGAATTACAGTAAAACTTGGAGAAAAA